GTGAAACAACTTGCAGTAAGGAATGGAGAACTCCTTAGAGAGATATTAAAAATAATAGGAGAAAAGAATGTTTCTAGATAGAAAGAAATTACCAAGTGATTATAAAGTAGGATTTACATGTTCTACTTTTGATTTATTTCACGCAGGTCATATCGTTATGCTACAGGAAGCAAAGACATTGTGTGATTATTTAATTGTTGGATTATTAATTGACCCAACAGTGGATCGTCCTGATACAAAGAATAAACCTATTCAGACTCCCTTTGAGAGATACATACAGGTTTCTTCTTGTAAGTATGTTGACGAGGTTATTCCTTTTACAACAGAACAAGAAATCGTTGATATGATCTTAACGATTAATCCTGACATAAGAATTGTCGGTGAAGAATATAAAGACCAAGAACATACAGGTAAAGGTCTATGTCCTGTTCATTATAATCGTAGAAGACACTCATTCAGTTCAACAGAACTTAGACAACGTGTAGTTAATTCTGATAAATAAAAATACAGTCGGATATTTTATATTATGAAAAACATTGGATTCGCAAAGATCGGTAAGTCGGTCAAATTCAAACGGAATCGTTTCTCTCCTATTGGTGGAGACAACGAACCGTCTTCAGTTTTAATTGCACTCGCAAACAATAATCCAGATAAAACATTTTATATTATCGGTCGTTCTGATTTCAGTACTCTTTCTGAGTCTGAAGCTTTGGAACTATTTCCGTATGATAATGTAATTGATATTTGGAAAGGTATTAAGAATGATGAAACCGATAGCTTTTATCGTCATGTGATTAACTATTTTAAGCAAAAAGGATTTGAGTTAGATTACACTGTTATGATGGTAGGTCAAGTTGGCACCGTCACAATTCCTGGTAAGATCATTCAGGTAAAACATTTAAAAGAAGGTATCACTGACGGCAAACCTGCTTCTGTAATTGATATGACAAAAAATTATACATCTCCTATTGCGATTTGGTTAAATGAAATGAAACCAGATTATGTAGAGATTGTAAACGATCCAAGATATGTAATGAATCAATCAAGAGATATCTTTCATTTACCAAACAAGTCATTAGGACAATACGATTATACATATACAGCAAGTACGATTGAGGATTATGATAATCAAGAACGTTCTGATAAATTTGTAGATTCTGTATATGCAGGAATGGAAACAAACTTTTGTGTTCGTTACGACTATACAGAAGAAATCAATACAAAAAGAAACATTCCTTTTATGGTAATCTTAAATGAAGGTAAGCCTTCAAGATATGGATTAATGAAAGAATGGGTATTGAATGATTTTGATAATGTTGAAGTTTATGGTAAATGGGACCACCCTGATGCAGAAACTGACCCAAGGTTTATGGGGTCAATACATCTTGATGATGTAATAAGAAAACTAGACAATGTTAAGTTTACTTTTATTATACCGATTGAAAAAGGTTGGGTGACAGCAAAGTATATTGAAATGATTCATGCAGGAGTCATTCCTTTCTTACATCCAACATACGATGAACAAAACCATTTACCTATACCAGGATTCTTAAGACCAAAAACTCCAAAAGAGTTTAAAGAAAGAATGGATAGATTATTAAATGATGAAGAAGCTTACCTCACAGTACTTAAAGGATTACGTAAAGCTGTATGTAAACCTGAGTATTATGACGGTACTTTTTTAAACAATAAAATTATGACAGCAATTGATGAAGATTATGTTGCACCTGATGTGACACAATTTGAAAAGAAAACTGCTGCTACACTTGAGGACTTTTTCGGATGAGCAAAGAAATAACATGGGCACCACTAATTCCGCTGATTGGTGGACAAATGCTAGGAGCGGAGAAAGCTTTCGGTAAACCACCTGAAGCAATTTATTCTTATGGTGGATTTGAAGGAAACGACGGACACTATGTAAATTATCAACAGAATACAAAAGGCAGGGATGTTCCTTACGTATTATTAGATTCAGACAATCCTAAAATTAAAAAGGTAGATGTTGTATCAGGTACTCCACCTTGTGCTGCTTTATCTCAATTGAATACAGGAATGACTGAAGAATCAAAAGGTGCAAAGTGTGCCAAGAACGAATTTATGTATCAGGTCTTTCAAGATGGCATTGATAAACTTGGTGCAAAAGTTGTCATTGTTGAGAATGCTCCTGCACTATATACAAATAAAGGTCGTCCTGTAGCAAACAATCTGTATGAGATTTGTGCTGAGAGGGGTTATTCTTTGTCGCTGTATAAAACATCAACGAGATTTCATGGAGTGCCTCAGGGACGAGATAGAACGTTTGCGATTGGATGGAAATCAGAAACATCTCCTGTTATGAATTGGTATAACAGACCAAGAAAATCTTTTAAAGAATACTTACAGGAAATTCCTGATGATGCATTACAGCACGATTTAATTATTAATAAGAATGTACCTGAAGAACCTTACTATACATTTATTAAAACAAAAACAAACCGTGATGTAAGAGAGATTATGTTAGAAGAAGATGTAAAGACAACTCTCAATTATGTTAATAAAAAAGGTTGGATGAAAGAAGCAAACGAATGGTTCCATAAAGTAGGCCACGAAAAAGGTATCAAGTATTCTGACCATGCAATTAAAAAGTATGCTGATGGATTAGGTGTATGGGATGGTTCAGTACACGTCTTTGGTGATTATATGAATGCAGTGATTGGTCGTAATATGGTTGATACAATTCATCCTACCGAAGATAGGTCATTAACTATTCGTGAAGCTTTACATATGATGGGATTCCCAGAGGACTTTGAATTACTTGGTGGATTACCTAAAGTAAATCATATTGCTCAGAATGTTCCTGTACCTACATCAAGAGATTTGCATTCAGAGATTGCTAAATTCTTACAAGGAGAATTGGATTTTTCAGATACAACTTATTTGAGACAAAACAATCATAAGCAATTAATGGAATATGATCCAAATGGAAAAGATACAACTCCATCTCTTGAAGAATTTATGTCATAAACTATTGACATCTTCTCACAAATAGAGTATAATATAAACATGAGAAACGACTTAATAATTGATTTTGAAACAATGGGACAAGACGTGCATAATTGCGCGGTCATTGATATGTCAGCAATGGTATTTCAATGGGACAAGTTTACGTCTGACGATCCCTATAATTTAGGCGATGTATTTAAGGTGAAGAAATTCAAATTGAATGTATCGGAACAAGTTAAGAATTACAACTGGGTAGTTGATAAAGGTACACTTGACTTTTGGCAACAACAAGATTCTGAAGTAAGAAAGAATATTGCTCCTAAGAGTTCTGATTTATCAGTTGCTGATTTCTGTAAGCAATTTACAGATTTCTTAATTGATGGACCAAAGATTGATTATTGGTGGTCAAGATCCAATTCTTTTGACCCAGTTATTCTTGAGAGATTATTTAAATCTCAAAACAAAGTAGGACATTTACAATCACATTTACAACATTGGAAAGTTAGAGACACAAGAACTTTTATTGATGCTAAGTTTGATTTCAGTTTAAAACAAAACGGATTCCCTCCTGTCGCAAACGAAGAAAAATGGAGTTCGGTATTTAAAGCGCATGATTCAGCATGGGATGTATTGGCAGATGTAATGAGACTACAGTCAATCACAAGAGCTGAAAACGATATGGAGCAAATCACAGTATGAAGCTAGAAGTAAAAACAGAAGAATTACAAAAACAACGACTATTCATTGGAACACCTATGTATGGTGGTCAATGTGCAGGAATTTATACAAAGTCAACAAATGACTTAAGTATGTTATGTTCAACACATAAAATTCCAATGAAGTATTATTTCTTATTTAACGAATCATTAGTGCAAAGAGCAAGGAACTATATTGTAGATGAATTCCTTCGTTCTGATTGTACTCATTTATTGTTTATAGATTCGGACATTGGATTTGACCCGAGAGATGCTTTGGCATTACTTGCATTACAAATATCAGACCCAGAAAAATATGATATTGTATGCGGTCCTTATCCTAAGAAAACAATTGCATGGGAAAAGATATCAGTTGCTGCTCAGCAAGGATATGGAAAAACAAACCCATTTGAATTAGAACAGTTTACATCAGATTTTGTCTTTAACCCTGTTTCAGGATTAAAACAATTTAAACTCGCAGACCCTGTTGAAGTTGCCGAAGGTGGAACTGGGTTTATGTTAATCACAAGAGAAGCGTTAGAAAAATATCGTGACTCTTATCCAGAATTAGCATATAAACCTGACCACGTTCGTACTGACAATTTTGACGGCACTCGCGAAATACATGCTTTCTTTGATTGTGTCATTGACCCAGAATCAAAAAGGTACTTATCCGAAGATTACTTCTTCTGTCGTATGGCTCGTAAAGCCGGACTGTCAGTATGGATGTGTCCTTGGATGAAAATTAACCATGTCGGTTCTTATATCTTTAAAGGCGATATGGGTGCTTTAGGTCAATTAGGTGTGACTGCTACTGCTGATGCAAAATCAAACAAAAAGTCATATAAACCAGTTGACAAGACCAAGTAATTGGTATATAATATACCACAAATAATTAACGGAGAAAAATTATATTATGAAATTTTCTAACGAAACCTTGACGGTCCTCAAAAGCTTTACACAAATCAACAAGTCAATCTTGATGAAAGAAGGTAATGTATTGAAGACTATTACTCCAGAGAAAACATTGATTGCTATCGCAGACATTCCTGATGAAATTCCATCTGATGCATGTGTATATGATCTTTCAAGATTTCTTTCAATTTTATCCCTGTATAATGATCCGGATGTAGAGTTTTTTGATAAATACTTTATTATCTCGGAAGGTAAACGTAGAACTAAATACGTATATGCCGACCTTTCAATGATCCACACTCCACCAGAGAAGGACATTACTATTCCTTCAGCTGATGTTCAGGTGTCGGTAACGAACGGAGATTTATCTTCGGTATTGAAAGCAGCAGGGGTATTACAATTTTCAGAGATTGCATTTGTAGGCGAAGGCGGCAAATGTTATCTGAAAGCTATCGACAGTGCTAATGACAACGCAGATGACTTTGGCGTTGAAATTGGTGAAACTGACGATACATTCAAGATTATCATTAAAACTGATAACTTGAAACTAATGCCTTTAGATTATGAGGTTACGCTTTGTTCAAAAGGTATCTCAGAATTTAAAGGAGAAGGGGTCACATATTATGTGGCTATAGATTCAAAGTCGACTTATAATAAAGGATAGAATTATGAATGAACCAGTACAAGGTAATTTTGGCCAACAAGGCCAAGAGCAAGAGGTGGTAATCAATCTTGGAGATATCTCAACTGTGTTGCAGATTATTGACGTAGTCTCACAACGTGGTGGGTTCCAAGGCCAAGAGCTTGCTGGTGTAGGTATGCTAAGAAATAAACTCGAAGCATTCCTCAGACAAAAATCTCCGCAACAACCTGAAGGGTTGGGCGACCAAGAGGTTGGTGTCGATACATC